TTAGCGAAATCAATACCAATGCGTTGCTTGCTAGAAATCCTATTCAGTTTAGACAAGTACAAGATCAAACAATGGAATTGATTGATCAAACTGACAAAAACATTCAAGCTGAAAATACCAAATCGTCTGGTTATTCAACAACAATTGACACTATTGATAAAAAGATAGTTGATTTGAAACTAAACACTGCGTCTAATAAAGATATTCAAACGTTTAAGTTTGTTGCTGATGAATTGAATGTAAGTCTTAATACTGTCGTCAAATGGTTTATTCTAGTATTGATCTTTGTATTTGATCCTCTTGCAGTTGCTTTGATATTGGCGTACAACATGGCTATCAGTAAAGAATATGCTATATATACAAAAGTGGAAGCTCCTGAACCAAAAAAGGAACCAGAGCCAGTTGTTAAAAAAGAAGAAAAGTTTGTAACCGAACCAGCTCCACAACAGTCTATTCCACAACCAACTGAAACCGTAAACACCGAAGTTGTTGATATTGTTGAAAAATATGATACAAACAATGATGGTAAAATTGATACGGATGAAGCCAAAACAATGTCTGCTGAAGAGTTTAAGAAAATGGAAAATCACGGCGATGAATTTTTTAAACGATACTTCACTCACAGATAAATCAAAATTTTTTGTCGTTTACAATCATTGACACTATTTAATTTTAACTAACAACCAATAACAGGTTGTTTAAGTTAACTTTCTATGAGTCAAGAAGAAATCTGTGAAATTGTACAAATGTTACGAGAAGCCAAAACAACCAAAGATTGGGATATGGTTGATGAAGCTCTCATATATCTAACAAACTATTGTGATGAATGTGAAGAAGATGAAGAAGAATAAGTTATGATTATATTAAGTCTATTGTTGGGACTGTTTTTTGCCACAACAGTTATATTAGGTTATATCGTTTATATTTGTCAAAATAAAATTGACATTTATGAGGGTTGGATAGTAGAATTCAAGAATGATGTTAGTGAAGTTTATCAACAGATTAAATTAATCGATGATAAACAGTTATTTGAAAAAGACGATGAAGTGGGATCGATCTTTTCAGATTTATATTTAATAATCCAAAAACTCAATCAAAGGATAGAAGAAAATGTCAAAAACCAAAACCAAAATCAAAACCAAGAAGACAAAGAAGACATCACCTAAGACTAAACCGACTAAAAAGGGCAAGAAGCCAGCGCCCAGACTGGTAACTCGTTTGACAAAAAAGAAGCCAGTCACTACATCCAAAAAGAAATCCGTGACAAAGACTGTAACCGAAAATCCGGTTGCTATTGTGACTATTTCTGATGAACCTGTCATTTCTTCAAACGTTAAGAAGAGAAAGGCTCGTAAGCCTAAGGAAAAGATGTATTTTACATCTGATACCGAAGACGCTATTAATGAATACAACTCTACTGAGGATCAATCGATCAGAGATGAAATTTATAACATCAAGATCAAGTATGCGTTTGAAAAGTTGGTAGAAAACGTGTTTAATACGTTTAAGTTCTGCTACTTTGAAACAAGTCCTATTGAGGTACAAAAGGAAACTGTCGCACATTTGGTTGCAAACATTCATAAGTTTGAAAGTGGAAAGGGTAAGGCATTTAGTTATTTTAGTATTATTGCCAAGAATTATCTGATTTTCCAGAACAACACCAACTACAAACGTTTCAATCAACATGTTGAAATCGGTGATGATTCTGGTGAAAACACTTACAAGTTGCAACAGGAAGATGGTTATTACAAGGATGAAGAAAACCGTGAGTTTCTTGACCTTATGGTGAGTTACTGGGAAAAGAATGTGAACAAGATCTTCACCAAACAACGTGACATCAATATTGCTAATGCAGTTATTGAACTGTTTCGTAACAGTGATAGAATTGATGCTTTCAACAAAAAAGCACTGTATCTTTACATCCGAGAGATTTCATCTTGTAAGACGCAACAAATCACAAAGGTGATCAATCGTATGAAGAATTATCAGAATAACATCACTAGAGCTTACGTTGATACTGGTAAGTTGTAATAGTGTTTTAAAATAAAATAAGGAAAACCACTCCAAAAAGAGTGGTTTTTCTATTTATAACAATAGATACTTAGCATGGATAACGATATTGAAATATACAAAAACAAGAAGTTTTCGGATCTTTGCAAGGATATTGTAAAAAATTCCGAAAATAATCGGGATCAACTTGATATTCTTATTAGTGATCTTAGATCATTGATTAAGACAGCAAATGACGCATTAATGATTGTTCCATTGATAAAAGAATACTTGGATGTGCAAGTAAAGAACGATGAACAGTTGGTTAAATTGGCAGCAGTAATTCAACGTATTTTGTCCAAACAGACAGTTGGTGCTGACGGAGAAATGACTGGGTTTTTGACAGAAGATGAAAAACGTCAACTCATGAAAGAAATTGAAGTTATTAACACATCTTCCGAAATAAAGATTAATAAGTCGTAATATGAATGCTCCTATCGCAATGGATCAGTCAAAAGATGTAAATCTTTTGGCAACAAAAAGAGACCTGAAGTTTTTACTTACAGATGTTTCACAGACACCGCAGTTTGAACCAGCTGTAGTTCTTGATATCATTCTGGATGAAACGCATCCTGAAATTAGTGAAAACGGACATTATTTGGATCCAGATCAATGGCCAGAAAATTACATTGGAAAAAAACCATCCATAGATGACTTTGATTATACGTGGGTTGGACGTGTTAAGTTGCGATTGTTAAATACACAAACAACTTTACCTAAAGAAGGACTTCCATGGGCACTTCCTTTAGAAAACAATATATCAGAATATCCTCTTGTAAACGAAATTGTCGGTGTAGTAAAATATAACGAAAACTTGTATTATACTCGTAAAATCAACTACAAAAATTTCATAAACAATAATGCTGATATTGGTTTTGAACAAACGTATGGTGCTAACATGGGCAACCGTGAAGAGTATAAGTCACCAGATGATCCATTTATTGATTACAAAGGACCAGTAAGCAAACTAAGGGCTGAAGGCGGTTATGGGTTTGAAGGATCTCTAGGTAGATATTTTTTGCACAATCCTTACATTCGTTCATTGAAACGTTTTGAAGGTGATACGTTGATTGAAAGTAGATTCGGTCAATCAATTCGATTTGGTGGATATGACGATAATCGTGAAAACGATAAAGCATATAGCACAAATCCCGCACACGATTTTGAAAAGGGATATGCTGATTATAACATTGGACAAAAGAAAACCAATAACTTCTACAATAATGTATATGAAGTTGGTGGTGGAAATCCAATGATTTTATTTAGAAACCGTCAACGTCCTTTGAGAAAAGACAAAGAAATCAAACTTCATGATAGGTTGCCACCCATTCCACCAATTGATCCATCTGATCTGACACATCCAGAAAGAAATACTGGTGGATTTTTGCTGGAAGATATTAACAATGACGGTACTTCAATTCACATCACTTCTGGTTGTACTATTTCTAAATACGTTACAACGTGTTACAAAAAGCTATTTGGTAATGATGTACGTGAAGAGGTTGCCGCATTTTGTCCTGATGGTGCTACAACGTTTAACTATCCGATACTAAATAAAGACCAATTGATAGTAAACACGGATCGGTTGATTTTAAGTAGCAGATTCTCTGAGACCATACATTTTTCTAAGAAACGATATGCTATTGTTACAGACAGTGAATATACAGTTGATGCTCACGAACAGATTGTAATGACTACCAATACTAAAACAGTATTTAACAGTCCTGTGATTTATTTGGGACAATACAATGAAACCAACGAACCTGCACTGTTAGGACAAACTACGGTCGATTGGTTGTTTGATTTGTGTGAATGGTTAAAAACTCACGTACATTGGTATTTTCATTCACATCCTGACGCTGGAGGTGCTTCACTTCCATTTACCCAAATTCCAGTTCAGTTATTTGATTTACAGGAATTGCAAAACCGATTGTCAACATTGATGAGCAGACGTGTATTTTTGACCGGTGGTGGATATGCTCCGGGTCAAGATGGTGCAACAATACAGGATGGATCACAACCCGTTAGTGTTAACGTTGAGACGGGTGATGGTGTTCCGGGTGGATTTTTCGGTATAGATCGTCGTAATAGACAAGTTGTAGATGTTTTGGAAACTGAAACATAAGTACATTTTGAACTATAAATCTTGATATTTAATAATAATATGACAAAAGACCTACTAAGACAAATGATTAGAGAGATGGTTAAGGAAGAAGTACGTGCAGCAATTCCTGAAGTTCTTTCAGAGATTTTTGCTAAACCTGAACAACAGGTGATCAATACTGCTCCAAAGATAAAGACCACATCTACTCCAGTACAACCTGTTGTTCAACCAAAGAAAGAGTATAAGAAGTATACAAGTAACGAACTTCTAAATAAGGCGTTGAATGAGACTGTTGGTGGACTTCCAAAAGAAGGTGGTATGGTAACATCGGAACTGGCTGCACCATCTGTAATGGATAATGTTGAACAAGCACCACCCGTTGTAGCACAAGCATTAACAAAGAATTATTCAGCATTGATGAAGGCAATTGATAAAAAGAAGTCTGGTGGACTTTCATCTGGGTCTGTATCAATGATGTAATATGGCAACATTATATCCAATTGGGTTGACATTACCTATTCAAAATGGTGCTGGAGGATTTTTCAACCAGACCATTTACACTTTGGAACAGGTAAAAACGAACATAATTAACCTTTTGAACACACGAAAGGGAGAACGTCGTATGCAACCTACCTTTGGACATTCATTGAATAACTTTGTGTTTGATCCAAATGACACAACGTTACCACAACGTGTTAAACAATCTTTGACAACTGATATCAATTTTTGGATTCCAGTTGCAACTATTGATAATATTGACATTAAAGTTTTAAAAAAAGAAGACGTGGATATTTATAGATTATACATTAATTTGACCATTTCTGTCAATAACGATCAGGCTCAAATCGAAATGTTTTTGGAAAATAACTAATTATGGCATCGACTACACAGAAAACATTTAAACCTCTAACAAATAAGGACATATCTTATTTGAACAGAGATTTTTCTCAGTTTAAGAAGAACCTGATTGAGTATACCAAGACGTATTTTCCAAAGAACTATCAGGATTTTTCAGACTCTTCTCCCGGTACCATCTTCATTGATATGGCTGCCTATGTTGGAGATGTACTTTCATTTTACTTGGATCAACAATTCAAGGAAAGTTTGTTTCCATACACCGAAGAACGTAAAAACGTATTAGCATTATCCAAATTCTTGGGATATAAGCCAAAGGTATCTCGTCCTTCGTTAACCAACTTTGATGTGTATCAATTGGTGCCATCAATTAAAAACGACGTGGGTGAATATGTTCCTGATGAAAAGTATACTCTACGTATCAAATCTGGAATGCAGTTAATTAACAGTGCTGGAGTAGCATTTGTTACAGCTGATGTTATTGATTTTTCTATGGATACTGTTAATATGAAAACGTATCTTTGAACGATGATCGATTCATTCAATATCAATCTTCCGTTCCAAATATCGTTAAGTTGTTGAGAACTCAACGCAAATTTGTTACAAATATTGACCAAAACAATTTGACGTATTTAGAATTTGGACCGGGAAATCAGGGTGTGAATGATGAAATTGTTATTCCATCAGCTGAAATTCTTGGTGTGAGTTTGTCAAATTTGAACAACTTGAATGTCAATATTGACCCGTCAAACATTGTTAATTCTGATTCGTTTGGTGTGTATCCTAAACAAGGTACTCAATTTACGGTCAAATATTTGGTTGGTGGTGGAGTTGAATCAAACAGTCAAACTGGAGATATCAACAAAATCGTCAGTGTTGAATACGAAAATGACATCTCGGTATTGTCAAATGCAGAACAAAGTTTGTTTCAGGTAGTACGTAATTCATTGGCAGCAGAAAACAATGTTCCTGCTGTTGGTGGTGACGGACCCGAATCAAGTGACGAAGTTAAACAAAACGCCACTGCGTTTTTTGCAGCTCAAAATCGTGTTGTGACTGCTGATGATTATATTGCTCGTAGTTACGCTATGCCCGCCAAGTTTGGATCGGTAGCTAAAGCAACGGTAATATCCGACAACAACTTGAACGCTAATTCTATTGTCGAGGGACAGTTGACACAAAACAATGAAGTGATCAGCAATCGACAAATTAGTGGTAATCTGAAGAATCCATTTTCAGTTAATTTGTATTTGTTGAGTTATGATGAAAACAAAAACTTGACAAAACCAAATCAAGCATTGTTGCATAATCTTCGTCAATATTTGAGTAGATATCGTATGATGACTGACGGTATCAATTTGATTGATGGTTATATCATCAATATTGGTGTGGATTTTAAGATTGTCACTTACAACAATTTCAACAAAAAAGAAGTGTTGGCAAATTGTGTACAGACTATCAAGGATTTCTTTAATATTGATTTGTGGGGATTCAATCAACCAATTAACTTGAGTCAATTGGAATTAGAAATCGCCAAAGTGGAAGGAGTTCAATCTGTTGCGTATCTGAAGATCAATAATTTGACATCAAGAAATGGAACGTACTCGGATGTAGAATATAACATTGATGCTGCAACCGTAAATAAAATCGTTTATCCATCTCTTGATCC